TACTCCACCGTAATCAATTCCGTCTATCACTTGAGCAAGTTCTTTACCTGGCATACCAGCAGTAGGTTTGTATAAATCAAATCTATCAGCAGTGTTTAATGTATCTTCATTAATTTTGTATGTTATAGAAATTGTAGACAAGTTTGCTGGTGGTAATATAAATTGAATATATCCCGTTTGTCTAACATACGATTTTGTTGTGTCAACGTCGTTACCATATGTGAAAGTGCTTTTCAATTGTTTAGTACCATTTACAATAATTTCTATTGTATTTGTGCGTAGGTCCATTGGCCATTTTAAATTAAATTTAATCTGACTATTATTACCTGTGAACGTTTCTGTTCTTTGTAAATTTGCTATTAAAGTTGTACCTGTGTTTCTATCAAACTTAATGCCTATGTGAGATGTTCTTGGTAAACTTTCTCCAAGCACAGCACTGGCTTTGGCTTGTACACCTGTTGTGGATCCGCTTAAAGTTATTGATGGGGAAGAAATATATCCTGATCCTTTTTGAGTGACAACTATTCTACTAACTTTTCCATTTTTAATGTATGCTTGAGCAGTTGCTCCTGATCCACCCCCACCTGTTATCTCAACTGCTGGTGGATTTTTGTATTCTGATCCCGCTTCGGCCACGTTAATTGCTGTTATTTTGTAACCAATATTGTCTTTCCAATTTTTATCAGGATAAGAGTTGATATTATCTGCGCCAATTAATTCGTCATTGAAAATAGTGACTTTAGATGGCTCAATGATGCCATTTATATATTTTGGTGGATAATCAAAATCTGTAATTACAGAATTGGTAGGCTCTGTTTTTTGATATGAACTTACATATTCTCTTATTTTAGATTTATAAGGTTTAACTTCTTGAATATAATCTTCATAGTTAGACAAATTATCATTTTTGAATGTAATTTTTTGTGTAAGTTCACCCACATTGTGTTGTGCTTTAACAAAACTTGTTTTAAAGATAAAATCATTAATTTTGTTTTCTGATAACGCATATCTTAATCCTGCAAAATATAAATTTGTGTATTCAATTGCTAATTCTTCAACAAAAATTTTATCTCTTACAGTTTCTAAGATTACACGTGTTTCTTGTATAGGCTGTCTATCATACAATTGAATATCAAAACTGTTTGAATCATATCCTACATTGCCAGCATAAACATATAACTTGTTACTGAATTCTATTGTACCATTTTGTCTTCCCACTGTTTCGTAATTCACTGTGTAATCCACGTCTGTTTGATCATCAATTTTTTTCAATAAAAGCCAACCACCTGCTCCAATGTTGTTAATTTTTACTATGTCACCTATAGAATCAGATAGAGCATTTAGTTCATAACTCTGATCTATCAAAAAATTAATTGCAGTTGTTACACCGTAACCTTCTGCGTACCAATCTTTGTAATTCCAATAAAGATTTACATTGTATGATTGAATTTTCGATTTTTGCCAACCTTCCGAAGAAGAATACTTGTATATTGCCCACTTGCCATCCACTGTACTATCTGCTGAAACAAGAGCACTGAAAGTTCGAACATCAACAGTTGAATTATCAGCATAATTTTTGCCTTTAGATAATACTTTTACACTGTTAATTGAACCATTTGAATCCAAAGTTAAGCCTAACACTCCGCCTTCGCCTGTTGGACTATTAATCTTGTACGTAGGAATCTGTTTGTAACCTTTTCCAGCATCTGTTACAACGGCGTCAATAATTTTTCCGTTTTCTATTGTGATATTAATGTATGCTGGACTGACTTGACCAACTCCCACGAAATCTAAGTCTTTTTCTGTGTCAACAATGACATCAAACAATCCTGAGTTCACAGTTGGTGCTGGTTCTGATTGAGTAAGTGATGATAGATTAACCTCATCCACAATCAAATTATTGATTAAAACTGAATTTATTCTTTCAATAGTTTGTTTCAATGCTTCTTGTTTGTTGACAAACCAACTCTGTCTTGGATATTGTAGTGTTCCATATTTCAATTTGTCACTTAATGCAGGATCAGGTACAGGATTAAACTGAGAATCATATCCTATCAAACTGTTGAACCACACAGTCTCTACATCTTTTGGCAGTGTGTTTGTGGACGAACCTTCTGTTAATAAAGCGTATTCTTTATGAATATTTTGTTTGCTTTCAATATTTGCCAATCTAAAACTTAAAATTGTGTCATTGTCATTGATAAACTCATCGCAATTTACAAGAGCAAATTTATTTTTACCAAAGACAGTAACATATTTGTAGCCTTGACTTCTTGGATCTTTAATTAATTTTTCAACTGCACTAGCACTTAAAGTTCTTGATTCAATCTCTGGTGTTGTTGATTTACTTTTAACCCAGAAATAATACTTGTTGGTCATTACTTTAGCAACTTTATCATACACTTTTTTAGTAACAAAATCTGTTGGATTAGATACCGTGCCTGTGATACCTAATGCTTCGCCTTCAGCAGAAGCACTGATTGAATTGTACTGCGCCGGAGTATAAATTGATTCGGTCCATTCATGTACATCAATTGTCGCACCTACAAATAATTTGTTCCAGTAAGCGTTATTAAAAATAATATTACTTTGATATGGATAATAGTATTGTGCTTTACTGATATCCCACCATAGTCTTCCCACTTGTGATTTGTCCCAGTGATTCGTTTTGTCTATTGAGCCAACTGCTGTGTCTGAATTATATACAGCAGGATCATAGTTTGTTTTATAATGAAGTTCTGCTTCTGCTGGTCCAGGAATTTTTCCAAAAATAGGATCAACATAATCCAGTGTGGTTAATAATTTGTTTGTGGACTTACTGTATAAGAATACGCCTTTAATTTTGTTAAGATCAGGTTGATCTACACCTTCGTCACTGTAATGAATACTATTCCAGTTATTTGTACCAGGAGATTTTCTAAAATCAACCACAGTTCCTTTTTGTTTATTCAATAATTGAAGTTTAGGTAATCCTATGTACACGTGATTATTGTTCACCAATAAATTTGTGCCAAACTGTTCAAAAGAATTATCATAAGCAAATTTTTCAGCATACAATAATGTGTTCTCAAATTTTTCAAAAATATGCACTGAACCAACATCATATCTTGTGTCTAAGATTGTGGATCCATCATCAACTTGTTGGTCGCCTTTGAAAGATGTCACTGCCAATACATTGTTGCTGAATGATATGGTAGATCCAAATTGTTCAGAAGTTTCTTTATCTGGACTGCTTAACGTTTGTTGTAAGTTGTAGACACCAGAATCATTATTTGCTTTTTTATAGATGTAAACTACACCCATGTCAACTTCACTCAAATCTTTTAGTGGCGAACCAACAGCAATCAGTTCACCGTCTTGTGAAATGCTGACATCTGAACCAAAATCAATGGTTGGAGCAGAATCATCTGGTGGAATTATTGTCTGTTTGAAAGTGTAGTGTTGTCCATCTAATCTGTACACAGATACGTCTTGTGTCAAATCGTTATATTCATTGGTTAAGACAATATTAACTCCATTTTCATCCACATCAAAAGTGGTGGCAAATTTTATTAATTTGTTTTGATCAAGAGTGGAATCTCCTTGGAGTTCAATTCCACTATCATTAGGAATGTATCCTAAAAAGTCTGTATGGCTATCTTGTATTTGCCATAAATCTGCTGACCAAGGAGAAGAATTTATATTAGTTTTTGCTTTGTATAATCTTTGATTATAAATCACTAATTCATCTTTAAGATAATCAGCATCCTCATCGAAAGGTCCCATGTAATTTTCATCGACACCTAACCACCAATTTTTATTGGCATTGTATTGAACAAAATAAACTTTGCCCGGTAAATTATTATTGCTGTTTCCTTCAGCACCTATAAATGCCACAGTGGTTCCATTCACATCACGAATTTTAATTCTTGAACCTAAACGCAATCCAGATTGTGTATCTGGCACTGTGAATGCCAAGTTATATTTGAATAAGCCTTGAGTATCTTTTTTATAAACTAAAAATGCACCTTCATTCGTAAACGAACTTGCTGTGCCTTCGCCTATTGGAATATTATGCACCTGTAACCAATCTTTGTTTTGACTGGTAGGTATGTTTGCTGTCTGAGGGATACCTTGTACATTTTCAAATTCGTCCCAAATCCAATATTCAATATCATTAACAAGATATGTAGCAGGATCACCAGTTGCTGTGATCGGTGTTGTATTTTCAAAAACAAGAATATCACCATCGGCACCACTTGACTGTACAGTTTGTTCAATTGATCCTAAATTTCTATCTACTCCGCCTCCCAATCTTCTTATGGTTGAAGAAGCACCTGCGTTAGAACCCAAACTGAACTGTTTAGGTCCACCAGGAATCACAGTGTTTCTTGCGTTTCTAAAATATACTCTAATTTTTTCTAATGCTATGAACTGTACAAATGTAACATCTGCTTCTACAAAAGTGATCGGATCGTATATTCTGTGTACACCTGCTTCGGGAAAATAATAATTAGCATTATTGTCTGGTTGAGAATCTATATCAACGTAACCTTCCCATATATCAATCACTTCTTTCAGCCCGTTAGTGTCTTGCTGATCTATGTTTAAATCTGCAAAATCGAAAGCAGTTTGATCAGTATTATTAAACCACACACTCATTTCGTTAGTAGAATTACTAGAGTCCAATACGCTGTCATGAGCAATATCATAACCTGTTCTCACAAACCATTTGTTGCTCAAAATTCCCACAGGAGATGTGTTCACTTGCCAACTGTTATTGGCAGGATTTATGTAATAACTTTGATAGTATGTTCCAATTCCAAATTGTGCTTTAACCACAGGATTTTGTGGAGTAATTGGAGCAATTGGCTGTTCAAATGAACTGAAGAATCTATTTGTATCTCTAATTTCATTTAACAATTTAATATCTTGGACAACTAAATTGTTGCTGGTGTCAGCACCTGCATTGGTGCTCACGCTGGCTCCAATACTAACTTTCCACCATCCACCTAGGTGATCATAATCTTCTGTACTTACCCTGGTGTAATCTCCAATCGGCAATGTGTCTAATAATAAAGTGCCAGTGGCAGAAAATACTCCGCTTGTATTTGACAAATACAATAATGTTTTTGCCGCCACTTTTCTCACATACACCACAGTTCCTTGTGCTGTGTCTGTGCTTACCACATTTGAAACTACAGGATCTACGAGAGTTAAATCTATTTCTAATATTTCATCAATTTTTTGCTGAATAGAAATTTCACTACCGTTGAACACATTGTCTTTTATAGTAGGTGATGACACTCCGTTGAATGGCTGATTGATTGCTTTGCTATAATTGTTTCTATCAATAGGATACTGTGTGCTGAAATCTAAATATTTCAAAATCAATTTATCACCGATTTTAGTTGCTGTGTATTGATCAGCAGATGCTCTTATCAACAAATGATCAGTGGTTTCATTTGGAAACACACTATCACCAATCAGCAACGAAATTGTCGTGAAGCCAATGTTTTCTCTGTAGAATGCTGAAGCGTCCACTGTGGAAAATAAATCTGCCGCAACAGCGCCTTCAATTTGATTTGTTGCTCTCCAAAGTTGTTGCTTGTATTGAACAATATTTCCTACATTATAATTCGAAGTAGGATTGAATACACCTTTGTATTCAGTTTTTAAATTTGAGGCTGTTGGTGCTCCTATCAAAACAAAGTTGCCGTCAGGTGATACATCAACTGCCTTACCAAAACTGCTGTTAGAACCAAAAAGATCTAGATTAAAGAGAGGATCAGATGTTGGCGCTTCTATTGTTTGTAATAAATTTAGCGAACCACTTTCAGTGCCTCTGGTGAACACAAAAATTTTGCCATCACCATCTGATGGTTGACTCACTAATACTGTTGAATTCTGTTTGTTTGCCGCAATAACTGTTCCAAAACTTTCATCACCTGATGTGCTGGTAGAACTTATTTGATTGTGTGTTTTGAACACAAATTTGTTGTTAACAATTTTCCATTTTCCGTCATCACTTTCATCAATCCAGAATTTTTCATTATCTGTTAATCCTTGATTGTTGATCACTGTGTTGATGTCGTTGATAGAATCAAGCCTATGAGTTACAAATCTTTTGATGTATCCATTTGCTGGATCCACTGTTGCAAATCCTTCTTTGTCCTCACATATAATTTCAGTGCCATTTGTAGATGTACATTTCAACACATAATCAGTATCGTCTGCATTTACAACAAAAATTTCTCCAGCATTCATAACAGCATTGTTCACTGTGTTCACAGTTATTGTGTTTCCATTTTTTACAATTGAACTGGTTGTTTGTTCTGTTGCTGTGTATTTTAATACTGTCCAAGTTTTATTGTAATTTCCAATCCAAACATAATCACCTTCATTTAAGTCTTTGACTTTTGTGTCAGTCAAGATATCATCATATTGATAAAGTGTTATAGCAATATCTACAGGATTTACCGGTCCGGCTGTTTTGATATATGTATTTTTCTCATACTTGACAGGGAAAGGTGTGTGTTGATAGTCTTTGGGTGCTAGATATGTTTGCCCCGATTGTATTCTGTAAACTAAATCAGATGCTGTGTTTGCCGATTCATCTGTTAACAAAATAGGTTGTGGGTTTAATCTAAATTTTGATTCGTCTAATCTGTATTCAATTTCGTCAAACGTATCCACAGCACCATACTGACCTTTTCTAATTGCCCATTCTTCATAGAAGTCTAAACTTTCCTTGTCAGCACTTGCTAGAGCATCGAACAATTTATTAAGCGAATTTGCTGTTCCTTTTTCTCTAATGAAACCTTGGTAAAACTTGTATTGACTCACATCATCGTTGATAATATTTCTTAAGTATTCTCTTGGTTGATAACCTATCAAATGCTGTGCGGTTTTTTGTTGTTGGCTATCAAAATTGTCAGTGTCTAAATCGTAGAAATCAGCAAATTGATTGCCTTTGTAATCAAAGTTTGCTAGAAGGTTACTGCTAGGTCTTTGATCCAATCTTCTCCAATCATCTGCGTTGAATTGAGCAGTGCCTTTTAGTTTTGTATTTGCTGTATAATAAAATTGTTTGTGTTTTACTATGTCACTCATAGCATAATCTGTATAAGGCGTCCATTCTTTCGTGTATGCTTCGTCAAACACAAAACCTGGAATATTTAAACTGCCATCCCAATCTGTGAGATAACCTAATACTTTAATTCTATCTTGTTTGTAACCACTAGGCGGATCATAAATTAAATCATTAAAATCTGTAGAATTGTCCAAGAGACAAACGTGTTCTTTTTGTACCAAAGGTATTTTAGCAAAATAGATTCCGTTGATTGTATTTTTTGTGAACAATTCAAATCTGTTGGACTTTCTTGTAATTCTTAAAAAGTTTTTGTCCAATGTGTCGCCATCTTCTTTGAGTACACCGCCAGCATATAAATTGTCAATCACATTATCTGTTGTGCTGAATTGAGAATTTACAACCACTTTTTTACTTGCTGGACTTAAACTGATTACTGATCCTTCATCCCAATTTTGTGTGGTCCAAAATAAAAATTCTTTAGCACTCAATTGCCAGTTGGCAACCAGTTCAGTTTGTCTATCAAATTGATCAAACTCAAACCCTTTTGACTTCAAATATGATTCATAACCAAGAATTACATCAACAATAGATTGAATATTTTCAAAAACTGTGCCATAAGGAATTTCAATTATTTCATTTGTAATAAATTTTTTCCTAAAAATACTACTTGCGCCACCTTCTACTGGCAATTCAACCAATTTTACAAATTTTGAAACATCAAATGTTGCTCCAGAAATATGTGTTTCCTGCACAGCATAAAACTCATCTGCATATTTTACATAAGCACCAACATCGTATCTTTTGTTCTCATTCCAATTTACAAATGAGGCACTCACACCTCCCACTTTTACTACAGGATCAACAGAACTTGAAAAATATTCATGATATCTAATAAAAGGATCATTTTTGTCGTAACCTTTTAAACTGTATCCGTTTGTTAACTTTTCAATTATCAAACCGCTATATGTAAGAACATCAGTTGGTTTTCCAACATTATAGATCAATTCGTAATTTTCTGTTGGAACAAAAAGAGTTGTAGAGTTCAATGGTGTTTTACTGTCCAGCAATAAACTAAATTTATTTTTATTAGAGAATCCGCGTAATTTGAATCCAATTTGTATTGCTAAACTTTTAATTTCATTTTGATAGTCTTCATACCCAGTCAATTTATTATTGTTCACGTAATCAAAAATATAATTTACTAATCCAGCAGTCAGCACCATTTGTTGTGTATTAACAGTTTGGAATATTAAATCTTTAGGTCTTATAGCAGTTTTCTTGTTGTAAACAATCTGTCCGCTTAAATTTTTTGATATTCTGCTAGAATCAAATCCTATACCAATTGCTTTTGCTGGATGATGTAATATAAAAGATTTTAATAATGAGAACGGATAATGAGAACTCCTTCTCCAAGCATTTTCAATTGGAGCATGATCACCGAATTTAAATTTACTTTTTGTTAATTGTAGCACAGCACCTCTGGCATACGCACTGTCAAAAGGACTTCTTATATTGCCTTCACTATCTACTGGAATTTGTCCTGTTAAGCCAGGTCTCTTGTACTTGTCTTTTATAACAATTTTTTTATTAGGTTCTCTTATAATACCTTTTTCTATATCTTGCCACAAAATTAGATTGTCTTTGGTGTAAGGTGCTGATCCGTACACAGTTGACCACCAAGAAGGTTCTTCTGTGAATCCCAACATTTCCCAAGGAGTAATATTTGGTCTATCTGTATCATAAGCAAATTTGTACACACCTCTCCAGAATCCCAAAAGTTTGTCTCCCTTAGGAGAAACCATGTTTGAATAATTCCATGTTAAACTATTATCATCTGTTTGATAAGTGTTTGCTGTGTAATCTTCATTGCCTACAAATGCCAACCAAGTATTAAAGTCTCCTAGCAAAGTTTTGTTGATAGATTCATTAGTAAAATTGTTGATTTTGTTGGCTTTAGGTAAAAACTCGTTTATTTGGAAAATATCAGCATCATGTTTTACTTTTATATTGTTGTATATTCTTTTTTCTAATTCTAATATCACGTCGTCTCTAAAGTCATTGAAAGCAACAATAATACTACCATCGTGTCCTTGAAGAACATTAATTGGATTGATTGCTGTGGTATCCAAATATTTTATAGGATAATATTTTGGATACAAGCCTAATTTTGTTGGAGTGCTTGGCACGAAAGAACCATTAGTAGTTTCAAATTCATTTATTACAACTTTATCATTAAGTGATAGTGCTTTTGTAACTTGTACAAATCCATCAGAAAAAATATAGTCTTTACCATGAATAAGTTGAATATCATTATGATAAACATAAACTGATCTGGTTGATAAACTTTCTAAATCGAAATTTTGCGATAAAGCAAAAAACTGATTATCTGTGTCAAGAATTTCATGAATGGTGGTTTTAAAGGCGCCATTGCCTAACATATCTGTTGAAAAATATGGTAAAGCATCACTGGAATCTTTGTTTAATTTTTCTAAAATTTTATCTGTAATCTGTCTCGGCGTGCCTTCAAACCCTAAATCATCCATTGCTGTAATGAATGCACGTTTAAATTTGAAATAATCGTTTTGACTTTTTGTTATTGATTGTATTAAATTTACATCTGTTCTGTTTAATAGGTAAGATGCTAATGGTATTGGTCCACTATGCTGTAAAAATTTTCTACCATATAATGTGGCATCAGGAAAATCTCTCAAGTTGCTGACACCTGGAGTTATTCCTACAATATTATCCAATTCATTTGTTATACTTTTCACATGATCAGTAACTTGGCCAACTGTGAATGAAGTTATTTTTTCATTGAGAGGATTACTCTGTAGATTTGTTGGGAATTCATAATATCCATTGCTGTTTTTTTTGGCTTTACTTGTCGTTTTTAGGACTAAAACATCTTCAGATTTTAAATCTGTTGTAAATCTAACATAAGCAATTCCATCAATCCTTATAAGAATGTAATCAATATTTTCTTTTTGCTTGACGTCATTAACAAATACATTAATTTTTAAATCATTTAGGTCTCCGCTGTTGTCATACACATCAACAGCAAATTCATTTGTTTGAAGGTTAATGTCATATTTTCTAGAAACTTTTTGATAACTTTCAGTGATGGCTTTTGACCATGCGTTTTCAAAATTTGTAGTATTATCAGAATTAAATTTTCGTATAAATCCTGCTTCAGAGTCTATGGTTCCACTAACTGTTTGTGATTCATATGTGTATTGAGATGATAAAAGATCAAAGTCAAACACTATATCTCCAATGTTTTCAACATTGAGATATTTCAAAGCAAAACCCAACTCAGTATCATTAGCACCTTCACCTACTGCGTAAGAAAATATTTTATTTCCTTTAAATGAACTGTTCGGATATACTGCACTGTTATTATAAGCGATCCCGTTGTTGTCATACAAATTGAACAAAGGTGCCTGATTGACCGTAGTTTTTTCTTGTCCTAATTTCCATGCAGTATCGAAATAGAATAACTTACCTTGGTATTTCACTCCATTTTTCACCAGCACTGTTTCACCCACTTTTGGTGAACTATTTTCAATTTCAACTAGACTGATTTGTTTTGTTACAACACCGTTATTATCAAAGTCTATAAATTTAACTTCAAATATTTTTCCTTTCACTAATGGATCATTGTCAGCAGTGAATAGAACACGCAATCCTTTTGTTAATTCAATTCCGTCCACAAAATATCCTTGTGATCCTTCTACATCACTCATCACATCAGTGGTCACAGTGTCAATTAAGTCAATAGTTCCTTTACTGGTATTTCCAAAGTTGAATAATTCTAATCCTGCTTCAAATTCAATGATAGGTCTTCTTGCTCTGGTTGATTGATCAATATCTGGAGTTTGCCCATTTGCTAATGAAGATTGTTCTATTACTGAACGATGAATCCATCTGTTGTGTCTGCTCCAAGGATTTCTGTCTGGAGAGGCTCTGTTTATTACAATATAGTCTTTGTTTAGAGCATATGAAGTGGCTGTACCAAATCCAACTGTGTCAAAATTTTGACTGTCAAAAGGTACTGGTGTATTTTGTGTGTAAGAACTGACCACTTCTAAATCTTGAGTGTTTATTAATTGAATGGCTTTGCCAACGCCTTCCACATAGTAATCGCCTTCGGCGTATCGTGCTGGAGTAACTGTGCCTTTGAAATTAACTTTCATTCCATTAGAAAGAGCAATACCATCGGCAGTGGTATAATTTTTCTTACCTAACACTTCATTGGTAACATCAATGGCTGAGTTTTCATCTATCTCAAACACTTGGATTAATCCCCAAGCATTTATATCATTTGAAGAACCATAATATAATTTTTCAGGTGCTGTGTCTTTTACTTGGAAAGTTATCACACCATTTTCAATTCCTTGAACATCTACGCCATCATTGAAATTATAACTTTCGTCTAATATTCTTTGTGTTCTAAAAACTAAAGGCAATCCTTCAGCATCAATTTCAAATTTGTATGTTTGTCCTTTGTATAATTTTAATGTAGGATTTGCTGTTAATCCATCTGGAGTAAAAATATAAGCGTAATTGTCACCTTGATCAGATTTTGTAACTGTGTATGTGCTGATCACATCACGTTGTTGACCATTTATTGTTACTGCGGATGCTCCATATGGCATCCAAAAATATTCTCTGTAATTTACAAACTTATCCCAGTCTATTTTAGGAGACCAAGCATAATATTCTTGAGCATTTAAGACGCTGTGATCTGAAATGTCACCATTAAAATTTTTTATTTCATTTACATAATCTAAATAATCTGAATAAAAATTTACATTTCCTAGATCATCTTTTTGAACAACAGATGGTTCAAATTTGTAATTTTCTCTATCTGCACTAATTTCATTGATGTATAAATCTGAAGTTTTATAAGCAGGTGTAATTTTTCTTCCATAGTAAGCATTAATTTTTTCTAATGCTCCTTCAGAAATCATTTGATCTAAAGTGCTATGTAAAAATTTTTGATTTACTGGAGTTCTAAAATATTTAGGTAAAAATTCTGCACTTTCTCTAGGCTGACTGCTTTTGCCTGCTGGAACCGGAAAATCTTTCTGATCGTTGTCGTATGCCATTAGTATCCACTTCCTCCACTAGAGCCTCCAGTTGAATTTGAAGTAAGTGTTCCGCTCAAGGACGAAGTGCTACTAGAAGAAGTTACAATATTACCATCTGATTTTAACTTACTTGCTGTAACTGAATCAATTATTTCAATATTTGATACTTTGGCTCCGCTGATAAAGATTTCATCATTTTCTGATTTTACTTCAAACAAACTACCGAATGCTTTAGCACCAGCATTAGGCACTATCACAAAAGTTGTTATATCAGGAGCAAGTTGGTTCATCACATATGTACTCAATTCTGTAAAATAAAAAGTGTCTCCAAACTCCCAATTTTCCAAAGCAAAAAACTCATTAATTGCTGTGATTACCCTACTTTTAACGTCACTGTCATTTGTTACTTGTTCTGAATTTTTAACAATTTTAAATGTTGCTTGTAGATCTGTGTCTGCTTGAGAACCAAATAAAATTTTGTATTTTACAGGGTGATATATTAATGTATCACTCACTGATTTAATATTTGCTAATGGTGTATTAAAATTTGTGAACAAAGAATCATTGCTTGGTAACAATGGTTTTGTGTCTATAGATCCTTGTAACCATAATCTAAACTCTGTGTCATAAGTTTTAGTCAAAATATACATATCTATTATGTTAGATGAACTTGGATCTAATCTGGTGTTGCCGTCCACAGTGTGAACATATTGAAACTTAATTCCATCTCTACCTACATGAGCCACGTAATTTGTGATGTTCGAAGTTGTATTAGTTGTAGTGTTTATTTGTTTGAAACTGTCACTATCAATTAGATACACAATGGATCCATTTGGATAATCTCCAATAGCACCTACTGAAGTTTGTCTAATATAAATTTTTTCATCTGTAGCATTGACATATTGATATCTTTGTGTTCCGTCAGATTCACTCACAAGTTTTTGGAAAATATATTTTGTGTTAGAATTTGTTGCTGGATCAACCACAAGATTAAACGCATCTGGATTATCAACAATACCGTCTTGATCAGAATCAAACTGTGTCAATTCTAATTTGGAACTATCTACATATCCACTTAAAGTTCTGTATTCTGTTGATACAGCGAAGTTTATGTCATTAGTAAAAGAGTTAGTTGTATCTGGTTTTGTGTTTATAGATAAAACAGATATTTTGTCTTGTAGAGTTACGCCTGTTTGTGAATTAAAGTTTCTATCAGCACTGTCATAAAAGAAACGCACTTCTTTTTTGCTTTCAAAAACATATCTTAATCCTCTGTATGTGATAGTGTATGTTGAGCCATTGGTAATACACTTGATCAACCAACTCGCATCCAACTGTTGATTCGAAGTGTCGCCTGTTTTACCTGTGCTGAACACTCCAAACACATTTAAATTGTTTTCATCAATCACTTGCCACTTACGTGTAGCAACGTCATATCTAATTCCAAAGTTGTTGTAGGCAAATGCTTGATCTATTATTAATGTCTTAACATCATCGTCAAACTGTTTGGCAAATTTAGGAAGTATCTGAGTAGCAATAGCGCCTGTTGGAATAACGTCATTAAACTTAATAGCACCTTCACCTGTGCTTGAATTAGCAACACCGTCATTTAACACACTTACCACTGACGTCCAAATGTAGTCTTTGGCGCCTGGATGATCTGTGGATCCCGACATTAATGAATTGTCTTCCATAAAGTGTTGACCTTCTGGCGCAACAAACTTGATCATTGCTCCTGGTTCAACATATTTCAATTGGCTGGCAGTAAATGTACCAACTTGATAATCCAACACGTTCACAGCATCAATTAATTTACCTGTTGATTCATTAGTGCCGGATGTGACTTGTTGCCACACAGGATTCAAATCATTTAAAAATACTTTAGGAAATTTTTCAATGTAATAATTCCTTGTTTGATTTTTAGATAACAGAGGTTCTAACTGATTGATAATAACACCTTCTATATCTGTTTGCGTGGAAAAACTAAATGTGTCTAAATTTTCTGTTTCTTCTTTGTATATGGATCCATCAGCACCAAAAATATTTGTGTTGCTGTACTTGCCTGTTGAATCTATCAAATCATAATATCTTGAAATTCCACTGGAAGTTCTATTGACTGCTTTTACTTTTATAATTTCTTGATTAGTTCCTAATGGAGCAACATTGTAATCTTCTCCAGTTATCATTCTATTTTGTGTGTAATAAGTTGCTGGAGCATTCAATTTAATATTAGCATTAGTTTCAGAAGTTGTAGCATTATCAATAGTGTACTGCAAACCAAGTGTTAATGTCATAACTTCCACTTGATTATTTTCAGAAATATATTGTAGATCAACTTGAATGTTCTGCATATCCGCAGGTACAATTCTTAAACTCTGATTTTTACTTACTCTATAAAAAACTCTAAAATCACCTTGAGGTAAATTGCCAAATACTCCATCAGAAAACTTAATATTAATTGTGTCATTCTGTCTTGTAATTACAGAATAAATGTTTCTAATATTTTTTTGTGTGGAATTATAGATTATATTATTGCCAATAGTGCTATCAACTTTGGTCCATAGTTCACTTTCTAAACCTGTATCAGGATCTAATTTATAAAGCCAAACATCTGTGTCGTTGATGTTGGAAGCATCAATAGTTACTGATTGATTGTTTGATGGAACTGTAATATTAAAATCACCTTGGTCTAGAACTCCTTGTCTAAAATGTACAAAAAATCCTGTGTTATTTGAAGAATTGCCTTTACCATCATCTCTGTGTAAAAAATTAAATTGTCTACCAGTTAAAGGTTCTTGTTCTACAATTGAACCGTTATTGAATGATGTTGATACAACTTCAAAGTTTACATTTTCGCCATTTACATTTTTAGAAAAAGAATAAATTGGAACTTCTGTATTGTTTGAATTTACTCTGTATTGCGTTGTTGGAATTGAATCTATAACTTCTGTTTTAACTCCATTACCAAATTTTTCGTTCTCTTGAAATCCAGCATTTAAAACTTTTATAAATTGCTCATACCAATTTGGGTTTCCAGCATCATTCCATGTGATTGATTGTCCTGAAAGATTTAAGTTGTTGCTGTCAACAATATCTTCAGTTGTGCTAACGCCTACAACTTTCAACAATCCATTAGCACATTGATTCCTAGTGGCGTTGTAACTGATCAATCGTGCCAGTCTTAAAACAGATTCACGTCTTTCAGCAGTTTCTAAAAAGTTTTCTCTAGCATTTAAATCTATTCTGAAAGCCAAGTTTTGTCCTAAGAAAGCCACAAGATCAATCAGTGCTAGATATTCTGATGATTCAATGTAATCGTTGAAATCTTCTGGATAGTTCTGTCTGATGTATTGGATCATTGTTCTGCGGATAGTGTCAAAGTCGTAACTTTTGAACTCCGCATTTTTGTAAGACTGATACACTCTTTTCCAGTCTTCTGCTAACAATAATCTATTTTGTCTATCTGTGGATGACATTGGCTTCCTTTTTAATAGTGTTATTTATTTGTTTGTATAAACAGAGCATTTAATTCAGTAATCCGTTGTTTTCATCAAAAGTCAGTCTCATTTTTTCAGATATGTTGTATTTTACATAGGTCAAATCAACTTCTATTTGAATGCCTGCTTCAAATGGTGTAATAATAATGCTGTTGGCACGCACTCTTGGATCACCATTGATGATTTGTTCAACATTTTCTTTGATAGCGTTTTCTAAATCTGATGTCAAAGGATCGTGTATCACGTCCCATATTATTGTGCCAAATTCCGGATTTTCTAATTTTTCACCTTGGCTGATGTGAAAATGATTGATTATATCCTGCTTGATCAAGCCTATGTCGTTCAATGAAAAATTGGTGTTGTCAGGATTTACTGTGCTGATTCCCCTATACATTTTTTGTGAAGGAGTTTCTTTTGGGAAAGTGCTTGGTCCTACTGTGATCTCTTTGTATAATTTTTTGTGTGCCATAACGATATTTAACCAGCAAATACTTTGCCACTACCAGTAGCGGTGTGACCACAAGTTGCCGCGTCTCCTTCTCTACATATTAATATTGTGTTTGCTTTTACTTTTGAACTGGACCCATCCATTACAGCATCACAGTGTGGTGGAATCGGACAAGGTGCATGAGGTTCAACTGCCGCACCTTTTACAACAATAGGAACTCCTTCCACAATAACTTTTGGTGCTAAATTACCTACGATTGTACCCACTGCTGTATCTACTCCTACTCTACTAACTCCTGGCATTATGTCCTCGCATTTTTAAATGTGTCTGGAATATTGATTGGTTCTGCCACCACAATATCCTCTTGTTCGCTTCT